ATGTCCATGAACGACGTTTATGCAGCAACCGAACCCGGACGTGCCGAGGTCGATGCGCTGCAAGGTCTGACGCTGCTGGAGTTCGGCGCCCCCTGGTGCGGCCACTGCCGCGCCGCACAGCCGTTGCTGGCCAGGGTGCTGGCGGATCGTGATGACGTCCGTCACCTGAAGATCGAAGACGGTCCGGGCCGGCCGCTGGGCCGTTCGTTCCGGGTCAAGCTCTGGCCGACGCTGATTCTGTTGCGCCAAGGGGAAGAACTGGCACGCCTGGTCCGTCCGACGAATGCAGATGACATCCAGCAGGCGCTCGACCATGCGTCCGACAACCAGGGCGTCGACATGGCATAATTCGCCACCCTGTGGCCTGAGAAAAGAAAATCCGTTTATGCCTCACCCAACCCAAGGACTCCGTCTCTACGGTATCAAGGCCTGGGACGCGGCATAAATACCGCTGAAAGCCAGTGGTGGCGCGGCTTTGAGGCTATTTTCCGCCTCATGGAAAGCTTCATTTTGCGATCTATGCCGCGCCAATAGAATCAAACACTTACGTTTGCGTTTTGGGGAAGAATTCCCACCCTCCTCGCCCGTTCTGGGCAAGCTCACAACACCCCAGCAACAAGACCACACCCGCGATGGTCAACTGCTCATCGAGCAACGAGGCGCGACCATGTGCGGACGAATCACACAATACAGCCAGGCGGTGGAGTACCTGTTCGCCCTGGACCCTCAGCTGTCGCTGGTCGGCGGTTTCGACCCTGCTCCAATCGGCCGCTACAACGTGCCGCCGCAATCAAGGGTTCAGCTGCTGCACCAGGATGAGGACGGGCTTCGCATGGAGCCGGTCAAATGGGGATACGCCCCGTTCTGGGCGCAGGGGAAGAGACCGCTGGCGATCAACGCCAGGGTAGAGACGGCGGCCACCTCGAAGTTCTTCCGCGATATCTGGCAGACCGGCCGGGCAATCGTGCCGGCTAATGGCTGGTACGAATGGAAGAAGGACGAGGCGAATCCGAAGATCAAGCAGCCCTATCTGATCAAGCTGCGAACGAACGCGCCGATGTTCTTCGCTGCCCTGGGCCAGTTCCAGCGGGGCGGCATGGGCGAGCCCCGCGACGGGGACGGCTTCGTGATCATCACATCGTCGAGCGGCGCCGGCATGCTGGACATCCACGACCGACGTCCGCTGGTGTTGTCGCCTGAATGCGCCCTGCACTGGCTGGATCCAGAGCTAGAACCAAACGAAGCGGAAGACATCGCGCTCGAGCATGGCCTCGGTGTCGAGGAGTTCGACTGGTATCCAGTGGATCGGGCTGTCGGCAACGTCCGCAACGAAGGCGCGCACCTTATTGAGCGCATCAGCAATCCCTTGCTATAGCCGTCGATCAGCAAGCTCTGGATGGGCTTTCAGTCGGCCTGATACTGTACATATATACAGCATCAGAGCAGACCATGGGCCGCGACATTTCCTTCACTCACCGCACCAGCATGACCGTCGAGCACTGGCATCGCATGCTGGACGACACCGCAGCGCGCCGCGACCTTCCCCGGCTCTTCCGGGAAAACCTCATCGAGGCCGCCGACGACATGCTTCGAGCGGGAATCATCGATCCGCTGGAGCACTTCGACCTGCTCGAGCTTGCGGAGTCTGCCTATTCACACGAGGTCGAAGAGCAGATAGTCCGTCACCGTTACTTCCTACGCTCTGGCAATTACGTGCTGGTACGCGAAGGCCCGGCGCTAGGGTATATGTCGGGCACCGCCTTTAACTGGAAACCGCCTGAGGAACGCTGGAGCGCATCCCAGATAGACGCGAGGGTGACGCACACTGACATCGGCTTGGAGCTGCTCAATCGACTCGAGGAATCGATCGGGCTCATAGATGGGAAGCGTTGCATCACACCGACCGGCGAGTATGAGCTGGTCGAGGTATCGCGGATGATTCAAGGCAAAGAATTGCGCACCATCGACGACCCGGACCTGTACCGGGCTGCCCTCGATGCAATCCAGCTGGCCAAGGAAGAAGGCGACACGGAGCGGCATGCAGCACTCTCAACGCGAGCCAGCGTGTCCATCTTTATGCCCTGCCCCGTCTGCGATGACTCGTTCAGCAAGCGAGAGGATTGTGGTGAGTGTGACGGCCAGGGGTTCGTGCGCGAGACGCCGGACCGGTTCAGGTGGCGAAGCTAGATCCGCGCCACGACATCACTGGCTCGCAGTATCGAAAGCGACAACACCTTCACCGATGGGTATCCAATCCGATTCTGGAGTGTTCGGTTTGCAAATCGCCATTTGCACCGTCGCGCCAACCTTCGGCTCGGCCGGCGAGATGGCGGCGTGACGGTACGGGGTATAGTTCGGGGGACTCATGAATGAGCTGACGGATCGATGGAATTCCCAAATACCATGCTTGCCTGAGTTACCGACCTGGCGATCGAGCGTGTATGTCACTCCGCCTTTCATGCGTAACAGCAGCATAAATCCCCCAAGCAAAGCGCCGCATCATACCCCTATCGTCATCGGTGAAGGGGTTAGCTGCAACCATCGTTCGCTTGCAGCAGCTCCTCCCGCGCCACATTGACCGCCGACGGCGCGGTGATGCAAACCACGATCTGTCCGGGCGTTCGGCTGTGATACAGCTCAAGCCAGATGCCCTCCTCTGTGAGCTGCCGGTAAAGCTCGGCCGCATCCGCTTCGGTTTCTGGAGACAAGAATATCCGCTGGCCTGGCTTGCGATTGATGATCAGATTTCCCATATATCCTCCTTGATTGGGTCGCCCCACCATACAGGTGGAGGCGAAGGCGCGCTGTGACCTCCTACTCGCATGCCCGCACCGACCTCGCCCACTCCTGCAGATAAACCAGCTTCTCCCGGTCGATGATCATTCCGCCTCGGATATCCCAAACAGCTGATCCAGCTGCTGCACTGAGTTCGACGCTGGCTGCATCGCCCAGGCTGCCGGCGCTGGTGGCGGCGGACACGATGGCGTCGGCGCGGGCGACGAGGACCTCGATGCGCAGCCGGCGACGCTCATCGTCAGCAGCAGAATACTCGCGGCGCAGGCGGTCATTTTCAGTTTGTGCATGGGTCAGTTTCTCGGTTGAGGTTGTGTCAAGTATGCCCAGCCGCGCTTCCAGGGCCAGGCGGTCGGTCTGTTGTTTGAGGATCACCGCCGCATTGGCTTCGGCCGTGAGGCGCAGTTGCTCCGACCATTCTGCTTTGGCGCTGGCGTGATCCTGCTGTGCAACCATCACCCGGTACTGCTGCACCCCGCCGATCAGCAGCACGGCCAGCAGCCACCACGCCGAGGGTGGGAGCAGCTTCAGCCAGGCGGTCACCGCACCACCTCACGCACCGCGCGCGCATAGTGCCGATCCCAGGTGTGCCGGTGAGGCTTGCCCGGGCGCCAGGTGCGCAGGTACAGATCCCAGGTGCCGGCCGCATCATGCTCGGCCGGCAGCGCATGCGGATCGGTCCAGAGGAGTAGACGGGCGAAGGCAGCGGCCAGCACATCGTCATGCTCGAGGCGCTGGTAGACCTGTTCCGCCACCGGTTGTACGCCGCGGACGTCACACACCAGCAGCGCATAATCTCGGCTCGCCGCGTGACGCAGCACGCCGGCAACGCCACCGCCCCGCTCAAACTGCCATAGGCCCCGGGCAGGTCCGCCGATCTGCCGGCGATGGGTCAGGTTGCTTTCCTGCAGGCCAATGGCGAGCAGCATGATCTCCGCCTGCGGGCTATTCATCCGGGCAGGCAGCAGCGCGAGAGCGGGCGCTATGGCTCGCTCTCGGATTTCAGAGAGGGTCATGGTTTTCTCCAGGCAAAAAGAAGCCCGCTCAGCGGCGGGCTATGGTCTATGTGGCAGAGCAATCAGCTATGAGGAATGCACCCAGCATCCTCGATGATCGCCGGCAGCTCAGTTTCAAGCCTGTCGTAGACGTGGTTGATGCCGAGGTAAGCGCCAGCCAAGCCGGTGCAGAGGCCGAAGAGGGTCAGGGATAGCACTTGTTTGATCGAGGCGCGCATTGCAATTCCTTTTGCATTTGGTGGCCTCTGATCGTGCCGGAACGAAGCCGCCCTGCCCGTGTGCCGTCGCACAGATCAGGAAAACGATAGGCATGCGCCGGCGCGGCTCAGCCAGGCCCTACGAAGGAAACTCGGTTACCACGTTGGATGCCGGGCTTTCACCGGCACCGTTCCATGCCGTGACGTAGAAGTCTTGCTTGAGCCCGGTCGAAACTCCGTTCACTCGCACCGACGTCGCCGTAGTACTGGCCTGTACCGCGTATGCCCCGTTATTGGAGCGCATGTACACCCGGTACCCGTCAGGCGGACTGCCAGATGCGGGCGGTTGCCACTCGAATATGTAGTAGAGGTTGGGGTCGTACCCCTTCAGCGCCAGGGTGAACTCTCTCGGCGCTGAGGGGGTTACCGCCGCCTTGCGCGGAAACCCCGCCACCACACCGGGCATCATGCTGCCACCGTTTGGCCGATGACGTCCCAGACGTTCGCACCGACTTTTTTGAGCGTGACGGTCATGTGGGCTGTCATGCTGAGCGTGCCACCCGCTGGTGCGTAGAGGGTGACGCCGCTAGCGCCCACAAGAGTCAGGATGGCAGCTGCTCGGACTGTAATTTCGGTACCGACGGGGAACGCCACGGACTCGTGGGTAGGGACAGTCAGCGTCACTGCCCCGCCTATATCTTGACGAAGATAGTTCCACGCATCGTCCAATACCAAGGCGCGGCTGGCAACTATCCAAGCAACTTTCGACTTGTCTTGCTTGGCGGCAGGGTCGAAGTTGCCGGTGTGCCAGTTTTCTCGCCAGGAGCCCCAAACCCCGTTGACGCTCGCTCGGGTAAACACTCTGGCCGGGTTGATCCACTCAAGAGTTTGCAAAGAGTCGGTACTGTTGTAGCGGTCCACCCGAAGAATGCCGTCGGTAATCCCAGTAGGCTTGATCCCGGTATCGGTATTCACCATGCGGTAGGTGCCAGCCGCGATGGTCGTGGAGTCGATATTCCCGCCCGGCACAGGCGAAATCGCAGTGCTCCCAATACCGAACGACGCCATCGCCGCCCGCACAAACGCCGTGTTCGCGATGGTCGTGTCCTTGTCATCATCCGCAGCCGTCGGTGCGGTCGGATTGCCAGTAAACGCAGGGCTATCCAACGGCGCTTTCAGTCCCAGTTGCGCCTGTAGCTTCCCAAACGCCGACAACACCGTATCCGCTGCGGTGATCGCCACCGAGCTGAGCAGGCTCAGTCCCGTCAGCACCGTGTTACGCACGCGGTGTTCGCTGAAATACAGGTTGGTTGAGCCCTCGGCCAGAGCGTCGGTCGTGCCCGGAGAGGGGTTGATTTCAGCGTAAACGGAGCCGGTCCAGCGGTACTGGCGGGTCGGGTTCGCCTGGGTGCCCTGGTTGACGGCGATGTAGATTTTCCCGCCCTCGCCCGTTGCCGGGAAGTC